GTCGGTTGTTCATCGTACTAGAAAAGGCAATTGCCACAGCAGCCAAGTATCATTTGTTTGAATTCAATGATGCCTTCACACGCGCACAATTCCGTAACTTGGTGGAACCATTCCTTCGTGACATCAAGGGTCGTCGTGGTATCTACGACTTCCGCGTAATCTGTGATGAAACAAATAACACAGGTGAAGTAATTGACCGTAACGAATTCGTGGCTGACATCTACATCAAGCCAGCTCGTTCCATCAACTTCATCTCATTGAACTTCATTGCTACACGTACTGGCGTGGCATTTGAAGAAATCGTTGGCGCCTAATTAATAACTTCTAGGAGAAGATACAAATGGATATTTCACAATTTAAGAATAAGTTAGGCGCAGGTGGTGCTCGTCCAAACCAATTCCTAGTGACACTAACTTTCCCTGCTGCTGTCGGAGCAGGTGCAAGTGATGACTCACTACTAGTAACATCTGCAGCCTTGCCAGCATCAAACGTCAACCCAACCATCGTGCAATATCGTGGTCGTGAAGTGAAGATGGCTGGCGAACGGACATTTGATCCATGGACAATTACAATCTTGAACGACACGGAAATGAAACTCCGTCGTTTGTTCGAATCATGGTCAAACCTCATGAACAACCGTGTAAACAACGGTGGCTCATTGGCACCAGCTACATATATGTGTGATATGTCAGTTGAACAACTTGACCGTAACGATGCAACAATTCGCACATACAACATCTTCAATGCATTTCCAATTACTGTGTCTGAAGTGGCTCTTGCCTACTCAGCCAATGATGTGATTTCAGAATTCAATGTGACTTTCCAATATTCACATTTTGAAGTAACACCTGTTTAATCCTTAAGAGGATAGGTAACATATTATGGATATTTTTGGATACGAAATAAAGCGGAAGGGTCCGGCATCAACAGAACGTTCGTTTGTGCCGCCTTCCGACGAAGGAGCTCTTGACACCATCAAGGCAGGAGGATACTACGGTTCCTACCTAGACCTTGATGGTGCCGCAAAAAATGAATCAGAACAAATCAAGCGATATCGTGACATCTCGTTAATGGCTGATGTGGATGTTGCCATTGATGATGTGGTGAATGAAGCCATTGCCAATCTTGACAATGAAGCTTCTGTGAAAATTGACCTTCGAAATGTCAAAGTATCTTCCACAGTGAAGAAAAGCATTGAACAAGAATTTGCTTCTGTTCTTAGCTTGTTACATTTCAAAGACAAAGGTCAAGATTATTTCCGTCGGTGGTACATTGATGGAAGAATCTACTTTCATAAAGTCATTGATACAGCTAAACCCAAGCAAGGAATAACTGACATTCGGTACATTGATCCTAGAAAGATTAAAAAAGTACGTAATGTCATCAAAGAAAAAGAACCCAAGACGGGTGTTGAGTTTGTAAAAGCCACAGAAGAATTTTTCATTTACAATGAAAAAGGCATTCACATGACACAGAACGTGGCGATAAACAACAATGTTCAAGGGTTGAAAATCACTAAAGATGCCATTTGCTATACCCCATCAGGATTGTTTGATGTAGATAATCAATTGGTTCTTAGCTATTTACATAAAGCCATCAAGCCAGCCAATCAGTTGCGTATGATGGAAAATGCACTAGTGATTTATCGTCTAGCTCGTGCACCAGAAAGAAGAATCTTTTACATTGATGTTGGTAACTTGCCTAAGTTAAAGGCAGAACAATATCTAAAAGACATCATGAATCGTTACCGTAACAAGTTGGTGTATGATGCCAACACCGGTGAAATTCGTGATGACAAAAAGACGATGAGCATGTTGGAAGATTTCTGGTTGCCTCGCCGTGAAGGTGGAAAGGGTACACAAATTGAAACATTACCCGGCGGTCAAAATCTCGGTGAAATTGCTGACATTGAATATTTCCAACGTAAGTTGTATCAAGCGTTAAATGTTCCCATGTCACGATTGCAACAACAAGGGGGATTGAACTTTGGTCGTGCTGCTGAAATCACCCGTGATGAGTTGAAGTTCACAAAGTTCATTGGTAAACTTCGTCGGCAATTCTCTTTGATGTTTAACGACCTGTTGAAAACACAATTGATTTTAAAGGGTGTGTTAACAGAACAAGATTGGAACGACATGGTGGAATCTGTGGAATATGTGTATGCACAAGATGCCTACTATACAGAAAGCAAAGACCAAGAAGTGATGCGTTCTAGAATTGAATTGTTGGCACAAGTGGATCCGTTCGTAGGAAAATATGTCAGC